CGCAGAACGCGCCTTGGAGCCGAGACCGCCGAGGCCGCCCTGAGCGCGAGAGGCCGCAGAACGCGCCTTGGAGCCGAGACCGCCGAGGCCGCCCTGAGCGCGAGAGGCCGCAGAACGCGCCTTGGAGCCGAGACCGCCGAGGCTCTCTCGAACCTGCTCACCGCGAGACTTCCGCCTTGGGCCGATTCCGCCGCCGACGCCGGGGTCGTAGCGGACAAGCTCCTTGCCGGGAGTTCGCTTCAGCGCGCCCGCAGCACGGCTGCCGAGTGACTTGGCGCCCTCGAGGGCAGAAGGCCCATAGGCGCGAAGCGCACCGGCACCCGCGTCGAGTCCGCGATCAATGAGCTGATTCGCGGCTCGCTTCGCAGCCCGCTCAGCCGCCTGCTTGCCTACGCCCACCGCCCAGGAACGGAACTTCTCTCCGCCGGTGCGGTTCATCTTGTGATACTCGTTCTCCATGCGGCGACGATTCAGATACCGCTGGAGCTCGGTGTCACTCATGTTCGACATGTCGCGAGCGCGCTTCTGGCGAGCGCTCATACGGCCCTGCCGACCGTTGCCATGGGGTCGCTGCTTACGGCGCCCCCACTTCATACCCTTGACGCCGAAATGGGCGAGGGAGTTCTCGTCGGGATGCATTATTTAGTCCTCACTTGCGCTGCCTACGACGTTGACGAACGTACTCGCCGAAGACCCCACCTCGATTGGCGGCGTAGTTGTAGTCCTGCCGGTCCCGCTTCCAGGCCTTGCGAGCGGCCTTATAGCGGTCTCGGAACCGGGCGTTACTAGTGCTGCCAACCGCGCGGGCCAACGGGGTGTTTTTCCACCGACGGTTAGAACGAGCCTTCTGGATCACGATGGCTCGACCCAAGGCCTTGCGCCGAGCGCCCTTCGACCTGATGAGCGCCTTCGAGAGACCACGAGCACGAAGCGTTCCGGTACCAAAGGTACCGTTCACATAGTGCTGCGGCGACTTCTTGTCATAGATGAGAGAGATCTTAGCGCGCCCCTGCTTTGCGATACGCGCCTTGATCTCGCTTCGCTTTTTCGCTCGACGTCGACCCCACTTCATGCCCTTGACGCCGAAGTGAGCGAGCTCATTGGGATCTCGAATCTCTGAGAGCGGTACGTCGAAGATGCTCATGTGTTCACCTCAATCTGGAACGCGATACGCCAGCCACACTCCTCAATCTGTTTCTCGATCGCTCCTGTTAGGAACGAGTTGTTCGGCGGATCGAAGATCAGTCGCGAGCGGAGACTGATGTAGGTCTTGACAGCATCGATGACGCAGGAGACAGGATCGAAGTACTCCTCCCACGTCTCCTCGCCCGTAGAAACTTGAAAGGGCGGCAGTCCGAGCTGCTCAGCGATCATCAGAGCCGAGTTGATGGCGATGATAATCTCCGTGTCGAAGGCCGTGTAGTCAGGAGTAACGCCGAGCGTCTGCTTGACATCGCTAAGAATGGTCATGCCGCCTCCACAGCAGGTGATCATCGGGTTTTCGCTCGGTCAAACGTGGTCGTCGAGAACCGCGACCGTAGTGGATCGCATTATGCGTATCGTGGGACACCGTGATGAGTCCAGACAGGTCGAACACCGCCGGGTCGCCTTGTTCCAGCGCCTCCGGATCGATCGGGTTCATGTGGTGGACCAGAATCCGGTCAGAAACCTCAAGTCCCGGAACCGCGAGATCGCAAGCGGCGTCACGCGCTATGACTTGAGCACGAACGCGCTTCCAGGCCGAGGACGCGTAGAAGCGCTGATTCAGCCAGCGCAACGACCCGAAGGTCTCGCCGCCGACTGCGCCTCCGCGCATCAGGTATGCGAGGCGTTCCTCGTAACCATCGTGCTGCAAAAGCTCATCGTACGTCAGCATCGTCCGAACCAGCGATCGCGTAGGACTTGAAGGCCTCGAGAACCTCCGTATAGGCCTCGGCCCCCTTGATGGAGGCGTCGAGCGCCTCCTTCTTGGAGCGAAGCATATCGTTCTCAGCTCGAAGACGCTCCTGCTCGAGCCGCTCTCGAGAGGTGGCGAGCTTGAGATAGTGCGTGATGATGCTCGGAGGCGCCGTGCCGGCCTCGAGCATCTCCTCAGCCCGACGAACGGCGAGGGTTATGAGTCGGTTCTCCTGCTGTTCGGGCGACCTTATCGGCCTTTTCCCCACTTTGCGTTCCTTCCGCTCAGTTCGCGTCCGGTTCAGGTCAGATTCCAGGCCCTTCCCCCGCCGAGAAAGAGGAAAGGAACACACAGAAAACTCGTCCTCGGACAGAGCCTGGAACCTGGTCCGAACCGGAATGCGAATCGCTAAAATCCCCGCGGGGATTTTTCGAGGAGGGCGGCGAAGCAGGAGGGGGGTAGTCTTCGCGGGACCTCCCCCCGGGGGGACGGATGGTCGTTAAGTCATTTCATTTCATCAGACTTCGACATCTCGTTCCACAATCCTGTAGTTGCCAGTCAGATTGAGCGCAAAAGCCTCAATTACAGCTTCATTAGAAGCTTCAATCTGATCTGCAAGAGACAGTTTGTCGCTACTGTATGTCACCCTACCCAGGTAGGCAGTGGTGCCGTAGCCATTAGACACATCGAACTTGTACCATTCGTCGAACTCATCGAAGGGATCGAACGGATTGTCCTCTGTTGTGAGTCTAAAGGCAAGCACCACTGCCTCCTGTAGTAGTGTAGCTGTCGCTACTCATCGTTGTAGATCACTGACTTGACCTGTGAGACCGAGAGCCCGAGAGCCTCTGCAATCTCAGCGTGTGTAGCGCCTCTGCTGCGCAGCGTCATGATGCGAGACTGCTGTGCTGTAGTGACACGAGTCTTCTCACGCGGCATAGCGAGCTTCTTGATGTGATCAGAGTCCGCATTAGCCACGATCTCCTCCATCATAGCATTGGACACAGCACCACGCTGAATAGCTTCCCACTCACGGGGGGTGGGACGAATGCGGGTACCCTGTCTGTCAACGCCGAGCCTAGCGCGAGCAGTCTCTATAGCCATGCGTTCAATCTTCTCCCGGTCCTTGCGGGACATATCAGGATTTGCAGCGACCTTCTTGGATACGACTCCTTGCGCAATGATTTGCGCTTGTCGTTCCAAAGGCTTCTGCTTGACGGCACGATTGAGGGCGGCCCGGAGGCTTGAAACCTCGGGGGCATACTTTCGCGCCATCCGGGGGTCCCGTTTCAAGGGGGGCGTAGAAATGACAGCCTTGCGGCTACGATTTGCCAGTGCCTTCATGGCATTGGCGTGGTCAGCATATAGCCCTTCCATACGAGTACCGCTGCTGAGATTATGCGCATCGTCCACCATGGACATCTTGGGTACCTTGGTAACCTTGGGCACCCAGATACCCTTGTCGTTGTAATATCCCCGACCGGTTTTCTCGTAGACGAGCTTGCCCGTCTTGGGATCGATGGGGCCGCCCTTCGCAGCTCGGCGCAATTTGCGCTCGTCGACCCGGACCTCGCCCTTGGCCCTGGAAATAAGAGTGGAGGCACCACGGTTGGTGCCGCCCTGGTACTTCTTCCGGAGCGCAGATATGCCGTTGTCCTTCTCGCTCTGCTTGTAGTTGAGGTAGTGCTTCTCCGCGTCGATAACAACCATCGAGTGGCGGACAGCACGAGCGAGCTCGGACTCCGATGCCCCCTTCAAGGTCATGTCAGTAATAAGGTTACTGATCTTACCCATCTGGGTCTGGGTGTCCCGCATCCTCTTCATCCCAGGATATGCCGGATAGACCCGCTTGGGCTCGAAGCCCTTGAGTCCCTTGAGCGCCGGGGTGGAGCGAATGCGAGTCGTGCCGATATGCGGGATGGCTACAACGGAGTCCCCGTCGAAGTCAGCGCCGCTGAGTCGCTCGGCGACAGAAGGATGAATACCAATAGCATCCCGAGCACGACCCATAATATGACGCGCCTTCTTGTCCTTGTTGTTAACCACAAGCTGCGGGATCTCGAAGGTCCCGCCATGAGGATAACGAACAAGAGACACCACAGTACCATCGCGGAAATTTGGTGCATACACATGGTTCTTCTTGAGATGCGGCATCGGCAATATGACCTGCGAGGCCTGACCGGGTAGGGCCTTGGCCTTGAGGTGCACCGACGCCGAGTCGCAGTCTTCCGCAAATGACGCAAGGAGCTTCTTACGAATAACGGGGTTCGTGAGACTCATGATCTCCTTGAACTCCCGCTCCTTGGCCTCGCGAGTGGCCTTGAGCTGCTTCCGGGCTAATATGGGCGACTGCTTCGATAGGAACTGGGAGGCCAGAGATAAGGACCAGCGGTCCCAGGATCCCTCCTCGTTCACAATATTGAGAGCGGACAGCTTGCGCTTGCCCGTCTTCTTGTCCTTGTAATATCGCTGCTTGACGACCGTACCGAACGGATTATCGGGGTCATCCTTGAGCGGCTTGAGGACAGAGTGGTCCTTCGGACCGAGCGCCGGGGTCCCCTTGGGCTTGTTGGTGTTGAATATCATGTCAACGCCCTTGGGGAGCTTGTCGGTGTACATCGCCATACCCTTGAGGTAGTGCGTGCCATCGACATTGATCCTCACCTGAGCATATGACGAACCGCCTAGGTCGAGATCAGGAACTCCACGGCGAAGCTGAATAACACCGTCCATGTCGGTGCCGCCATCCTCGGCGTAGCGAATACGCAGGCGCTTGCTCGACACCTTGGTCGGGGGCTTGAGGCCCGTCGACAATATGCCGTTCTCATCCACGACAACGCCCGGGGTACGGATCTTGTCGCGGTTCGCCATGACATCGGCTTTGGTGACGCCCGGCGGGGTGAGGACCTTCAGGATCGTGAATTTGTCCGATCCCGGCTGCTTGATATAGACCTCGTGGGTCTTGTATCCCTTCTGGCGAAGTGTCTCGACCGCGGTGTTGAGCGTGGCGGTCGACGTCTGTAGGTTCATCTCCACGCCAGTGCCGTACTCAATATACCGCTTGGCCTTGCACTCGGCCTCGAGAATATCGCTGGTACGCTTGATGGCATCCTGGCGGTGCCCGGCGTCCGGCTTGAGAAGCTCTCGAACAGACGACTCGTTAAGCCCCATCTTCTCCGCGATAGCGGTGTTGGGGAGACCGGCGTCCTTGAGTCGGGTGGCTCGAGCAATATCACCGGCCTTCTTCTCGGCGCGGGCGATGCTGCCCTGAGCTCGGAACTCGGTGGTGGTCATCCCCCAGCCCCGAGCAATATCGGTGTCGCTCATGCCCTCCTTGCGGAGGCGGTCGCGCTCGCTGAGAAATGACGAGGCGCTCTGGTACGGGTCCTTGCCCGAGCCCCAGGGATAGCGCCCGGAGTGGCGGGCGTGCCGTAGTGGACGAGGAAATCGTCAGTCATCACGCCTCCTGCTTGAGCCCCTCGATGATCTTGTCGAACTGGACCAGTCGGTCCTGAATATGTGCCAGCACCTCGGTCTCGGGCTCGTCAACGAGGACCTCGTTGTTCTGGTAGATCCGCGTCTCCGCCCGAATATCGCCCGGTCGATAGCCGTACTCGAGGCAGAACAGCGCAGCGTAGATATGGAGCTGCGTCATCGACGCCGGCGTCACGCCCGTCTTGAGGTCGTGAATACGGAGGAAGCCCTTCTTCTCGTCGAAGGAAATGGCGTCCGCCGTGCCGAAGGCGTTGTCGCTGTACCATAGGATCTGCTCCGGGACCATGCGGTAGCCGATGGCGTCGTTGATATAGCGGTTCAGCGTGACCTGGTTCTTCGGCATCCGGATGCGGAGCCGAATATGCTCTGCGGCGAGCTCGTGCAGCCTGGTCCCCCTCGCTGCGGCCTGGCTGGTACCGAAGACCTCGCGAAGGCGGTCGACATCGTAGTTGACCCAGGCGTGCTTACTGGCGCTGAGAAATGCGTGAGCGCCGGTCAGACGTGAGTGATCGTTGAAGTGCATCTAGGACGTGTTCCTTGTTGTCCGGAGAAATGAATGCGGCGAAGGACATCCGGTCGAGAACATCGACGTAGTAGTCCTGGTTGGGGCGGTGCTTGGCACGACCGGAGGCCTTGACCTCCAGCATGGCCCACCTGTCTTCCCAGAGGAGAATAAGGTCCGGCACGCCCTGCTTGTAGTTCGGGTCGTTCTTCAGGATGACGCAGCCCGGGAAAAGGGCGCGCAGCTCCTTGATGAGACGAGCCTGGAACTCTCGTTCGAGCATTGAGCCTCCTGAAAATGCATGACCCGTGCGGGGGTCGGGTCAGGATCTTCATTATAGCCCGTGTTCTGCACGCGTAATTGTACCCAAGGCGGCAGGCCGGGTCTTGGCCGAAAATGGCCACTGGCCAAATCCGTGTCCAGCGTGGCCAAAAATGGCCAGAGCGTTTTAGGCGGTATTGCAACGGAAGGCGCCCGGATGGCCAAATGGCCAAAAACGGGACGGGTTTGTCCACGCCACGGGAGAACTTACAGGCTCTACTGGCTATAGTTTACTATTATTAATAGTAACTTCTTTAATAGAAAAATGGCCATTTGGCCATAAGATAGAGAAAGTGGCGTCATTGCAACGATTCCTTCGTGGCCAAATCTGGCCACAGTGGCCAAAAAAATGGCCACTCCCGGGATCTGGCCAAAAACGAGAACCCGAGACGGCCGTAAGACCGCCCCGGGACCTCGTCATCGTCGCCCGAAGGCCGCTTCGTTGAACCGCTCCTTCCTCTTCAAGGCCCTCTCGACTGCGCGGTCGAAGTCCGACTCGCTCGTCAGAGTAATATAGTACAGGTCCTTGTACGGGGTGTTGGCCCGGTCGATGCGCCCCTTCGCCTGCTCCACCTGCTTCCACGAGTAGGACTCGCTGTAGAATATGATGGTGTCGCAGGTCACGCAGTTCCAGGCCTCCGCCCCCGACGTGTACTGCACCAGATACGCCCACTCGTCGCCCTGAGGCACCTCGTCGTGAAAGGTCCCGTTCATCTCCCCCCACGGCCTCGCCAGAGCCTCGCAGACGTCCCGTAATATGTCGCGCTCATAGTTGTACATGTAGAACACGATAGCCCGTTTACGGGCCGCCAGAAGCCTCAGAAGGGCGCCTCTGCGGTCGCCCGAGGCCACTACGATATAGCGCAGCGCCCTTGCAAGACCCGCAGCGTCCTCGATCGGACGGTTCCGAAGGACGTCCCACCGCTGCCGCAGCGTCTCGTTGTACGTCTCGTAGTCGTACTTGCAGGATATGCGCTGCTCGTGACGCCGGGTCCTCCGCTCCATGGGCATCTGCACCAGTATGGCGTCCCGGTGCTTCCGCAGCTGCTTCTCGTTGTGGTACCGCTTGACCTTCGGATATCGCGCGAACCGGTCGTACTCCACGTGCTTCTCCACGAACTCGGTCTGGTTGCGGTAGAAGCCGTTGCCCAGAAATACCTGAAGGTAGTCCATCCAGGTGTCTCCGGGCGTTCCCGAGAGCAGGATCCAGGGGTTCCGGGAGGCGATCTTGCGATATGCCTTGGCCCAGGCGCCCCTCCCCACGAGTCGCTGCTCGTCGAATATGAAGAAGCCCTTCGACTTCTCGTACTTCCGGATGTTGTTCCAGGAGTCGACGACACATGATATGCCTCGCGCTGGTTCCTTGGTCGAGAGGCCGAACCGCGCGAGCTCTCCCTGCCAGTCGAGACTGTCCCGCTTGGTCGCGGTCGTGATGATATAGAGCGTCGTGGGCTTCTCGGCGCTCTTCCCCGACTCAAAATTATGACCCGTGATGGTCTCGATGGCGAACGCGATGCCCACCATGCTCTTCCCGGAGCCCGGGGCCCCGCAGAGGACGCAACCGATATGCATCCTCCGCAGGGCCTCGCGCTGGTGCTTCCACAGCAGGTCCGCCATCAGAAGCCCTCGATCTCGAAGGCCGTCTGACGCCACTCCTCCTTCTTCCCCTGCCAGTTCTCCGACACGAGGTCCGAGTACGACTGGCAGTAGAGGTTGTCGAGACGAATATCGCGCGGGTCCTCCATCCGGTGCCTGATGCAGTGCATCGGCGGCACGGGCCCGCGAAATGCCTCCCACACGAGTCTGTGGGCGACCATCTGCTGCTGCTGCATCGTCTCCGCGTCCAGGACGCTCATGACGAGCGACCCCTTGTTCAGAGTCGGCTTGCGATATGTCCCCGTGCTGATCTTGCGGAAGCGGCCGTAGCTGCTGACCTCAAGATCGTAATATGCGTACAGGGTCCGCCAGGTCTCCTCGTTCAACGCTTCACCGCCACGAACTTGATGGTGTTGGTCTCGGGGTCCACGTCGTCCTCGGAAATGATCACATCATCCGCGCCTGCCAGAACGGCCTCCCGGACGAATGCGTCAACGATCTTGTTCTCCATCTGTCTTCCTCCTTGCTGAGTATGTCCACCGGTGCGCGTCCTCCACCATGCCGTGCGACACGAGCCAGATATCGGTGAGGTTCTCTTTCTTGACTATGTTCGGCAGAACGACGCGGGTGATATGGGTGCGCCGTTCGATCATCGCGTCCTCTCCCTCGATCTTGATACGAATGATATGCGCCGAGCCAGCGTCCTTGGCCCTCTCCTGCCTTCTTCGGTGGTCTCCGGTCATCATCTGCACGCCGAGGTTCGAGAGGGTCCGGTTATTCGAGTCGCCGTCCAACCAGCAGAACCGATGCTTCTTCGGATCATACTCGAAGGTCGTGAAGGCCTCGCACATCAGACGAGCAAGCCGGAAGAACTGGGAGTTGCCCTGACGATTTCGGGCCTCGACGCCCTCGCCCTGCCTGGCGCACCCGATACGGCCGCGAGGACCCTTCACGCGACCCTTACTGGATATCATGTACCTCTGTTTCGTGAGCCCGGATCGGATCCAGTACTCCCTCTTTCCGAGGTACTTCTCGTCCCGGATCCATTCCGTGATCGGATATGTCGGCCGAGGGGGCGGGTTAACCATAGGCCATCACGACCAGATGGTACTCGTTTCGATACGGATCGACTTCCTGGATGATGCTGAAGCGATCTGTATCCAGCACGAACTCATACGGCTGGTTGGTCTCGAGATCTCGGTGCTCCATCACCAGAATGTCCTTGCGGTGCCCGCACTGATAATCGATGATCTGTCTGATGCAGTACGCCCAGATCTTCGGCCCCTCGAGGAAGTCAACGAGAATAAGGCGGTTGTAGGGTAACATGGTGCTCCTTTGCGTCGACGGGGGCCCAGATCGCTCCAGGCCCCCGTCCGAATATGGTCAGTCGGCAGCGATCAGCTCGATCGTGCCTTCGTCGAAGTCGATGATCGAGTAGAACTGTCCCTTGGGGATGATCAGCTCCACCCCGTTCGCGAGGACGAGACGAAATGCCCCGACGAATCCGCCGTGGAAGCCGGTCTCGTCGATGTGGCCGCGGACCTGCCCGTCGGCGATCGTGGCCAGCCTGTCGTTGTAGAACTCCTCGTGAGAGATGATCTTCCACATGCCGTTCACAGCTCGGGCTCCTTCTTCATGACGTAGAGATATGATGTGCTGTCGTCCGGTCGGTGGACGACCTTGAGGTCCACGAAGCTCGCCTCGACGCGGACCCAGTGGATGAGGCGCGACTCCCGGCACGGGGAGAACGTGTAGTACCCTTTCATGTGACTCCCGAAGGAGTCCTCGAGCAGGTAGACCTGGTCCTCTCCGAATACGGCGTAGGTGTCGTGCAGCGACTCGATATCGCTGATCAGGAGGTACCTGATCCCCTCGATCGGATATGACCGGGCGGTCTCGACGCGCTTGCTGTGGAGGCACAGGAGGTTCGCGGCATCGAACCAGATGCCCTCCCACTCGGAAGAGAGGAAGAGCTCCTCGGCGCCGTTGCTCCGAATAAGGACCGACCACTTGTCGTCGCCCGGCAGAGCAGCGTAGATATCGCCCCGAGCACTGACCGAGGAGCCGTCCGGACGCACAATGCGAACACGAACGTCCTCGAGCTGCGGCAGCTTGGAAATGGTGTCAGGCGTGATCCTCATGCCCGCCACTCCTCCGGAGCGTCCTCGTCGCTGGGCGGCTCGGCGTACATCGCGTCGAGCTCGTCCTCCTGGACGGTGATGAAGGCCTTGTTCAGCCAGCAGGTGGTGAAACCGCGCTCGGCGTTGTGCCAGACGCGGATCTGGATATCGGCGCGCTGGATAACCGCCCAGTCCAGCATCCCGAGGGACGCCTCGTCCTTCAGGATCGTCCGGTGCTTCCCGGAGATGACCGTGATCTTCGGCGGGCGGGTCCCGAACTTCACGTTGACCTTGACGAAGGGCTCCGGCTGGTCGTCCTCGTCGCGGGGCTTGAGGACCCGGACGTTGACCCCCTGAGCGCGGAGGTCGTTCGCAGCGTCCTCAGGGAGAACGACGCAGAAGGTCCGCTTCCCCTCGTTCCCGAAGCGGTCCCGGGCTCCGCTGAAGTTGCGGAAGAGGAGGCGGACGTCCTTGAGGGTGATCTGTGCCGACGGCATGAATATGTTCCTTTCAGATGACGCGGAAGTGCATGAGGTAGATGACGAGCAGGGCGCAGAACAGTGCCCATGCGTACTCGGATCCCCACCGTGTGCCCGCATAGTAGAGGGACATCACGGCGAGGATCGTCCAGAGGATCCAGATCACTCGACGGTCCTCTTGCGAGAAATGACATTGACGCAGAGGCCGTTCCTCTGGACGTCGTACCAGTCCTCCGAGATATCGAGTGAGCCGGCGATGATGTACGACTTGATCCCGTCGAAGGTCTTCGGCGAGACGACCGGGAAATGGTGGTATCCCGACTTGTCTGCGTCGTTGCGGACTGCGTCCGACAGAAGGATCTTGATCCCGTCGATGCAGGGGTCGTCGGAACGGACGGAGACGATGTGGCTGCTCATGCTGACTTCCTCATGTAGACGGAGCGGATGGGGTCGAGTGCGTAGCCGACGAACTGGTAGCCGTCGAGAATATGGGCGGTCTCGTTGGAGGGGCGGATCTCGGCGATGAGCCCGTAGTGTCCGTCCGTGTGGCGTCCGACGATGATCATCGGGCCCTCCGCGTCCTCGTCCCACTCGAGACGGATAACGCCCTTGGCCGAGACGACCACTCGCGTCGGAAGCGGGCAGTGCTCCGACGAGACGTCGACCCCGCAGTACTTCTTGACCGCGGCGTTCATCGCCGCGTGCACAAGCGTCTCGAAGGAGGCGGCCTCGAGATATGCGTTGTGCTGAGTGACGATGATTCGGGGTACGAACCTGATCTCCATTGTGTTTCCTTTCCAATTTGACGAAACTCTATAGCCCTGGATATGGGCTATAGAGGGTGAGATCACTTCTTGGGGAGGTGTTCCTTTCGTAGGGGTCTCATTATAACCCAAGTTACTCCTGCGAGAGGAACTCGTCCGCATCGCCGAACGCGGATATGGCATCACGCGCCTTGTTGGCGAGCGAGTTGGCGTAGCGGTCGTCCACCAGCGAGATATCGCCGTTCAGGTCCTCCGCCTCGAGCCACTTGTATCCCTTGCTTCCGGACGCGAAGGAGTACTTCCCCTCCTTCTCGCGCAGAATATCGAAGCCGCCTTCGCGAACAGGTACGAAGCGACCGACTCTGCCCACAAAGCGGATGCCCTCCGGCGCAGTCTCCTGGTCCCCCAGAACCAGGCTGGTCGTGACGGCCTTCGTCTCACAGAAATCATCGAGAGTGACCTCCTCGTGGCTGAACAGTGACTTGAAAACGTACGGGTGCAGGAACTGGGCGCCTGTGGCGTGCCAGCCCTTCTCGTCGTGAGCGATATAGACGGCGTCGTTCAGGAGGCACATGCGGTCGTACGTCGCCTCGTGCTCGAACGTGTAGCCGTACTTCTTGCCGAACTCGGTGACTGCGGATATGATCTCCGGCGTCGCGTCCGGGATCTTGATCGAGTCCGTCTTGATATGCGCGACCGTGAAGCCCTGCTCCTGGACGAAGTGCTTCAGATCGATCATGAACAGCGCGCCCCGCTTGGCGCAGATGTTGTCCACGTTTCGCGGATCACGAAATGCGTTGTCGAAGGACGCCGCGGTAAGGCCGTACACGCTGTTGATCACGATCTTCAGAGCGTACGCCAGGTCCTTCGCCTGCGACTCGTCCGTCAGATATGGACCGAGCGCACCGCCGAGCATCGACTTGGCCTGCTGAATATCGCCGTGCTTGATGGCGATGCGAGCGGCCTTGATCTCGGAGAAGCGCTTCGTGTAAGGCCCGAACATGTTCAGGACCTCGATCGAGGTGGGGTGCATCGAGGCGACATCGAGCAGAGCCACGTTGCGGTGGATTCCCGGCTCGGCGTACACGTACCCGCCTTCGCCGGTGACCTCCCCGCGATATGAGCTAACGCCGAACTCGTACTTGTAGCCCGGGAACTCCTTGCTCAGATCTGTGTAGACCAGGTCCTTCTGCGGGTGGCGGTTGTCCCCGAAAATGATCTTGGTCGCCAGGATACGGTTCGTAGCGTTCGGAGTCATGCCCGCGACGTCCGCAAGAACCCGACGTGCCGTCCAGTCCTCGTGCCGTGCGTTGAACACGGCCTCAGTGGCCCGTACGTCGTTGTCGCAGTATGCGGAGACCTCGGGCCAGCGCTCCTCCGGAACAGGCATGTCCCAGGGCAGGCCGAGCTCCTTGTGGTGTATCCCGAGCTCGATCTCCCACTTCTTGAGGCTCTGCTTCTTCGAGGAGAAGTCGTAGATGTCCGAGTATGAGAGGTCGTACGCGTTGCGGAACCCCGCGTCCAGAACGTTCCCGATGATCTTCTGGCTCAGGTGGAACAGCTGCTCGTTCGAGTAGCCCATCATCCGTCCGTACAGGATGTGATTGTCGTACCGTCGGTTGTTGAAGCCGATCAGACGGTGCTCGACGAGCGCCTCGATCTCCGCCGGCGCAGGGTTGATCATGCGGTGAATATGGTCGTTGCCCTGCACCTTCCAGTTCACGAGGAGCAGATTCGGGAAGACCTCGCAGTCGAAGAAGACGATATCGCCCTTCTCCACTCCGTCGGTCTTGTCGACGTCCATCTCCGAGTGGAAATGCATCTGAGCGACGCGCGAGAGGCAGTACGAGGAGTGGTGCGTGGACCTGAGGGCGAACGTCATGACCGCCTGACGCATGTCGCTCAGGTCGTACTCCATCCCCTGCGAGTACGCGTCGTTCAGGATCTTCTCGATGAAGTCGATCGATGGCTTGGTGCCCGGATGGATCTCCTTCCGTAGGTTCCGTAGGATAAGGTCGCGGAGACTCTTCTCGTCCTTCATCGTCGTGCGGTTGAGCATCTTCTCCTCCTTGAGAGGGAGCGAGCCTTCCTCAAGAGTAGCCGGAGGAATATCATTGCATACACTCAGTCGCCTCCGTAGAGCTGAACGTCCGGGATACCACTTGACTTCGATTCCCGGCTCGTAAATATGGGCGAGGCGCTCGGGGTCTCCTGCGTAGACGTAATGGAGATGGAGACCTCCACCTCCTCGAGACCTCTCAGCATAGGTTCGAGGCCACCGAGAAGCAGCGTCAAGGTTTCGAGAAGGCGACTTGACTCCGTTCTCGCAGATATCGAAGTCGATGACAATCTCATTCTCGGGGGGTCGTACATAGTGCTCCTTTCGTGTGTCAATATCGCTCAGCGTGGTCGTGACGTCGTCCCACCGACTCAGCGGGGTGCCCTCGTCGGACGAGTACTGCGCGGGGCGGTCGGAATATCGCTTGTCAAGGAGCGAGGGCTGCTCCGACAGGTGCAACCAGGTCGTCTCGTTGGGCTTCTCCTTCAGCTGCTTCTGCGTCAGGATATCGTTTCGGAAGCCGATGTACACGCTTCGTCCTCGGGATCCGTCCGGAAGGGACGCCCGGTCCTTGTAGTCCTCGAAATACGTCCGGAACTGCGAACGGAATACGTACATGGGCAGGGGCGAGGACACGCTCGCCATGTCGCAGTACTCCTTGTACATGGTGTAGGCACGACGCAGGGATATGCTCGACTCGGCCTCGAGCTCCTCCTGGTTGTACTCAACGAAGTTGTACAGCGCGTCCGTGTCGCCCATCATCCGCAGCGGGCGGTACTCGTCGTAGTAGGAGATGCCCATACGGTTGTACTCGTCCCGGCAATACGCCGCGATCTCGCCGCGTGTCTGACTGATCTCGGTCATCAGACGCTCGTACGTGTCCTTGGGGACCGTGCTGCCCGTCGGGTGAATATCGATCAGCCTGCGGATGATGCCCGACTTGCTGTCCGTGATACGCACCGGCGAGTTCGTCCCCACGAATAACGTCGTCCGAAAGGCCATTCCGTACAGCGACTTGTTCTTCTCGTTCACCAGCATCTCCTCGTGAGAGACGAGCGAGTTGAGAACCGTGTTGTCGCTGAGCCTGCTCATGTCGCCATCGTGGTCGATGGCGATGAGGGGGTTCGTCTTGAACGCCTCGAGAGCGAACTGGTTGTTCGACCGCACAAGAGCCCGCGAGTCGAACGGCTTGCTGTAGCCCTCGAAGAGCCAGGATATGATGTTCAGGATCGTGGACTTGCCCGATCCCGGCTTTCCGTAGAGGACGAAGAACTTCTGGATCCGAGCACTGTCTCCGGAGATGACGGACCCGATCGCCCAGATGATCTTCCGACGCTCCTCCTCGTCGTACAGCACCCCGAGGAGCCGGTCGAATGCCGAGTGGTCTCCCGTTTTGAGCGAATATGGTAGGCGCTTGGAGGCGTAGTCCTCCTTGCGCACCGGATCGTCTGCGAACACCAGCGTGTCGTCCAGCGGGTGAAAATGGTCGAACATGCTCGACTCCCACGAACGGAACTCGCGCCAGATACCGGACTTGAACCTCCGCATGAGACGCACCGAGGGATTGTCATCCGACTTCTCCGCAGTGGCCAGGACCTCGCGGTCAACGAGCCGGGCGACGTCATCCATGCGAGTGGACCACCTGCCCCTCTCGTCGTCCCAGATGGCGTAGAACGCTCCTCCCCGGATCATGAAGTCCGTGGGCTCCCCCACGAGGAACTCCGGGGCGAGGCAGGCCGAACCATCCTTCTTCTCGGTCCTGGCCACTTCGAAGAAATCCATAGTGTGCTCCTAGAATTGGTCGATGCTTCTGTTGTACAGATGCATCTGGTACCAGAGCTCGATGCGGCGAGTGTCTACAAGCTCGCCGTTCTCGAACACCGGAAATGGTGTGCGGGGGGTGAGTTCCTCACGATCGAGCCATCGGTGGATCGTGAGGCGCGTGTCGTGCTCCGCCTCGAACGGTTCTGCCGCCCAGCGCTCGTCGATCCACTTACTGAGACCGAGGTTGCCGAGGATCTCGGCGAACGCGATCTGAATATCCTCCTCGTCCATCGTCTGGAATGACAGGTCCTGCGCCAGGACGACAAGCATCTCCAGCACCGAGGGCTCCCGAAGCTCGGACAGATCCGCCCTAGCCTCTGTCTCGAACATGGTCCGGAGAGAGACGGCGTCCGCGACGCGGTTGTCGTCCATCGGCACGTTCGAGAAGAACATAATAGTGTGCAGGACGGAGCAGAGCGTGCGGTAGTGCTCCACGAAGGAGATCGCTCGTCCGTACAGCCACTCGAAATAACGCTGCGTGTCAGGCATCGGGGTCCTTCTCGAAGAACGCGTCCGCGTAGATCTCGAGCGTGATGTCCGCCCAGATCAGGAAGTTTCTGATGTAGGCGGTAGTGGTCCCGCTCGAGGGTACGGAGATAACGCTGAGCGCCTCCCCGATAAGGTCATTCGGAAACTCAACCGGCCGGTTGTTCGGTCCGACCAGCGTGTCGTCCTTCACGTAGTAGCGCAGAGTGAGGTCGTCGAAATCGCCTCGACCCTCGCGCTCTCCCCACTCCTTCTCGGACAGCACCTGGCACCCGAAGGAGTCAGCCCCCTCCGGCAGCATCTCGCTGTCGTACGCCTCAACGTCCGGGTCGTACTCGTGCATGTCATTGTCCTCCGATGGTAGATATGGAGCAAGCACCTCCGCAGGAAGCTGACGGAAGAATTCCAGCTGCTTCTCCTGCTCGGAGAAAGCAGACTTGAGCGCCTTCGAGGTGTCGGTCGCCTCCTTGCGGATCATCGCCTCCCGGGCGATGGCGTCCTTCATGTCCTCGAGCTCGTGGAAGTGCTTGCGGTTCAGAATATATGCGGTCGCCCCGACGGCGGCCAGGGCACCCGAAAGCGCCCCGGCCGCCACGAGCACCGCGTCACGCGGCGAGAATATCAACGGACCGACACCTCGTCGATGCGGTCCCAGATAACGCCGTCGACGTTGAAGTCGAGGATCCAGCGCCTCGCCTCGCACACGCCGTCGACGTCCTTGTAGATGTCGTCGAAGTAGTTCGCGTCCCAGTCGCCGAAGGTGATGTAGCCGTCGGCACCGCCGTCGTCCTTGCGGATCCAGCCGACGACCGCCCCGGCAGATGTCTGGGGTAGACCGAGTCCGGCGTAGACCTCGTTCAGCATCACGTACCCGCGGCAGTTCAGCAGGTCGTTGGCGTAGCTCTCCTGCGCACGGAGAATGGACGTGGATAGGTTCCGGTTCTTGTTCCAGGTGGCGGCATTCTCATCGTAGAGCACCGCGTACTGAGACGCGCCGGCCAGGTCGAAGATGCTGTCTCCGATCTCGGAGATATCGGCATCGGGCTTGCGACGCTCAGCGATGTCCTTCTTCGTCTGCTCACGGATCTTGGTGTCGAGCTCCGTCATCCCCTCCTTCCCGAGGGCCTGCTCGACACGACCCCTGTAGCGGCGGTAGGACTGGTCAAGCGCGCCGTATGCGGCCGTCAGACCGGCGATGCGCTTGGCGGAGATGCGGTGGGACGCCGCGATGGACGCAACGGTGAGAACACCGACGATGAGCGCCGGGGCGTACAGCTTCAGCAGGTCCCGACCGAGACGGGTGTAGATAACCGTGCGGTCGTGCAGGGCGTCCTGGTCGCTGTACTGCTTGGTCTCGTCCTCCAGCGTGGCGGAAATGAGCTCCAAGTTCTCGACGTGGGGCTCGATGACCTCCTTGACGCGCAGGGTCTCCTGCGACGCGAGAACAGCGGTGGCGACAACGCCGACGCCACCGATAACGCTGAGCATGGCCGGCGAGTGCTTCGAGAGCACCAGACCGACCTTCCCAGCGGCGCGAGTAATGACTCCGAGGTTCATTTGAGAATATGCCTTTCAGTTGATCTTGACGGGGGACGGAAGATCGAGCAGATATCCGTCTCGGACGCGTGTGACCTGAGCAGATGTCAGGTTCGTCCAGCCGCGGTCCTCGACGGGGTAGTCCGCGGAGATGCCGACCATGCCGTACAGGTCGCCCACGGAGGCGGACCCGTACGTGTCGACGATGTTGGTGAGCTCAGTGACGACGGACTCCGCCTCGCTCTTCGAGTCGAGCACTACGGGCTGGTAGACGCTCTTCGTGAGCGTTCGTTCGCTGCCCGGTGTCGTTCCGTACGTCCTGCTCTGGTAGACGCGGTTGTAGGAGGTGTAGCGAGGCGTCGTGGGGCGCTGATATGACGGCGCACCGCCCTGCGAGAACAGCGTCCGCTCCGTACCACCAACGACCATCTCGTACACCATGTTCTTGAACGCCGGGATCGCGATGTCCCAGAACAGATATGACCCGACGGACTTCAGGTCGTCTCCGAAGAGCGCGTTCATGGCGCGATCACGGAAGCTCGGAGCGATATGGCGTCCTGGCTTGCTCGTGATCTGCTTGGAGACGCGCTCCTTGTCCTTGTCGCTGTTGCCGGGAAGGCTTCCGCGAACGGGTACGTCCATGTCTATCACTCCCACCAGTTCGTGTGCTTCTCAAGGAAACCGAGCGTCGCGTTGATCGGTCGCCATACGATATCGACTGCCGTGAGAACGGCGTACTCCCAGAATGACATTGTGTCCTTTCGAAAATGCTCAGCCGAGCTTGAACCAGTCGGGGATGGGTTCGGTGATGAAGTCCACTACGAGGCAGGGCTCCTCGTTGTCGCCCATGCTGGTGGAGAAATGGAGCTCGATCTCCGCTCCGACGCGCCAACCGAGCTGGTCGCCCATGGCCGTTGTCGGGAGTCCCACGTGCTCGTAGAACTCGTTGAGGGAGACCGAGGACTCGGAGATGAGGATCCGGTTCAGGTCGTTCTGCACCTTGCGGAGGTGGTTCATGCTCGAGCGGAAGTACCGCCCGCTGTGCCCGTCATAGCACAGCACCGTGCCCCCTTCGACGAAGATGACGTTCTGTCGGTTTTCGGGAAGACGGATCTTGGCGGCGGAGGCCGACTCGACCTTCTTCCTCTGCTCCTCGGGCAGAACCTCCTTGGCGGCCGAACGATAACGATCGAACGCCTCGGACGTCATGGTGCAAGCGGCTACCGCTGCGGCCTGCCGTGCAGCGCCGACTCGATAACCGGCAATGACGGCTGAAACAGTTCCCGCCGCCGCAAGGAGTGCAGGAATATAGCACGTCCATCCGTGCTCGAGACGCTCTCGGTTCGTGGGGGCGTCGATTCCTGCGTTCTCGCAGCGGAGCGCGGCCTGTCGGTCTCCCGCAACAGCGGCAACCGCCGTGAGTACAGTTCCGGCGACTCCGATGGCGGAGAGGATCGCCGGGGCGTTCCTGTTCGTAGCGGATACAAGTCCGCGGACAAGTCCATTCACGTGTGTCCTTTCGAGAAAACCATAACCCTTGTGGAGGGTTATGGCGAGGTTCGTTAGTTGGCGATGTCAGTTCCGTCGGTGTGCCACAAGATCGTCCGGGTCCAGAGCGCGATCCAGATCGCGCATCCGAAGAGAACGATGTCGTGGGAGTGGACCGAGTCGGTGTTGTTCATTGCGTGTTCCTTTCGAGGGGTCTCACTATGAGCCATGTAGAACTCGCTAGTGAGACCCCTCGAAAATGCCGTCAGACACCCAGAGCCTTGAACGCCTCCGGGTTGGCCTTACGAGCGTCCTCGATCATCTTCTTAGGCATGACTCCGTTGAAGAACTTGACCGCCTTCTTGGGGTCGTTGACCAGGTCGAAGAGGAACTCCTCGTAGAACACGGACTCCTTGAAGTCCTTGAGGGCCTTCTCGGACTTGCGGAAGTGGATTCCGTCCTGGTCCCTCTCGCCGAACGAGCGGTCGACGAGACGGACGAAGAACTGGTACGCGGTGATACCGTCGACGACCCGCAGGTTCTCCGGCGTGGACTCGCCCGAGAGAAGGCTGCGGGCGAAGACGCTGTCCTGCTGCGACTCCTCGATAAGGAAGTCGACGACCTCCTTGCGAGTGAGGTTGAACCAGCAGGTCTGGGCGACGGACTCGCCGTCGAAGTTCTCGGCGAGGATGGTGTTCTTGATCATGGTATTCCTTTCAGTTGAGCAGGACAAGAGCGAGCGCTAAGAATATGAGCGCAACAGCGACTGAGAAGCACATGACGAAAACCTATAGCCCGGGTTGGGGGCTATAGGCGAGAGTTAGACGGAGACGATGGTCACTCGTCCTCGTCCGCGTCAACGGTGTCGAAGTCGTCCTCGTCCTCGTCCGTCTCGTCAGACTTGCTGAGCGCAGCGGCGATGGCCAGGGTGCCCGCGACGGCGCCGGCAACGGCGACGCCCTTGAGCACGGCCCAGCCGAGGGCCTTGAGCTCGGACTTGGTCTGGTCCGAGAGCGGGGGGAGGTTGAACGGGGACTTCTTCTCGTCGTTCTCGGCGGGAGTGAGGTCGGTGTTGTTCATTGTGATTCCTTTCTATGGGGTCTCATTATAGGAGATGTGTTTTTCGCGAGTCACCAGAACGCCATCACGGCGAATACGGCAAGCATGATCATGGTCGCGATGGCCAGTGCGAGTATCATGCAGCGCTCTTCGCGCGAAGCTGGGCGCGCAGATCGAGGATGGTCATCGTGAGGTCAGAAAGCTGCTTCTCCGTCTCGTTCTTCTCCTTCTGGAGCTCGGCCATCTGCTTGCGCATGGCCTCCTTCTCCTCGAGCTGGCGGTGGAAGATGTCAGCGATGCCGATGATCGCGATGACGGTGACGACGTTGCAGAATACCTGGGAGTACATGTGGTTCCTTTCGAGAAACCTATAGCCCCGGGTCGGGGCTATAGGCGGAGGGTCAGTAGTAGAAGTTCCGGGGGGTGGACTCGTAGCCGTTCTTCGCGAGCATCCACTTGATGATGGTCCAGAGACCAACACCGAAGACGATGTTCTTGATGATCCAGCTGAAGAAGTTCATTGCGGTTCCTTTCTTGGTTCTCGTTATGAGCCTTGATGGTTCCGCGAAACCTATAGCCCGGGTTGGGCTATAGGGTCGAGGTTAGTTCTTGGGGGCCTTCTTGGCCGCCTCGATCTTGCGGAGCTTGTACGCGGCGCTCCCGGCCAGCGCGAAGCCGGCGAGGGAGTAAGCGACACAAGTACCGAACAGGATCTTGTAGGCGATGGTCATTGAAGTGTCCTTTCGAGTTGTGGGGTCTCATTATAGGCCATGCAGTTCTCGAGACTCGAACGAGACCCATGACCCATGCGGGTCATGAATCTGCCTTCAGCGGCGGGTGGAGTAGAAGTGGACGTTGTCGGCCTTCGTAACTTCATCGTAGGTCTCCTCCGCGTTCTTCCGCGCGAAGCGTCCGACTGCGGCGCCGATCGCCATCGTGCCCAAACGGTACCCGATCATTGCAGGGATCGAGAGCTCGGGCATGACGGCAACCATGGCGACGCCGACGGCGTAGCTTGCGGAGATGTCAGCGGTGAAACCGAGGATCTTACGAGCGTTCATTGTGGTTCCTTTCTTGGTTCTCGTTATGAGGCATGATGGTTCCGCGAGACCTATAGCCCGGGTTGGGGCTATAGGCGCGAGGTCAGTTCTCGGAAAGCGACTTGTAGAGGCGCATCAACTCCTTGTCGAACTCAGTCGCGCGCTTCTTGCTCCTGGCGGCGTCCCTGTACGCGATGAGCGCGCAGGTCAGCAGCAGGAACTCGACGAGCGAGATGAGAGCGAGCACGAAGGTGATGAAGAGCAGCATTGCGGTTCCTTTCGAGTTGTGGGGTCTCATTATGAGCCCTGTTGAAATCGCGTTTCCGAAAATCCCTCCCGGGCAATTTTTAGAACCCGATTTTGATAAACCATGCCATGGGGCCGAGTCGGTTATGACAGGGCCCCATGGCATGGGGTTAGATCTCAGAGTCGGATTTTGGTCGCGATAGAGAGCGCCTTCGAGGCGATCGGGAAGATGCTCTCCGCCTTCACGATAATCAGGATCCCGAGGAGGCTGGTCGCGGACGACAGGACGGCGTCGGGGCTCGGCTTCCAGCTCTTCCGCTTGGAGCGGGAGATGGACTCGAGCTTGTCGATGCTGTCCAGCGTCCGACGGTAGGCCTCGGAGTCGGGGTCCAGACCGTACGCGAAGGCGTAGGCGTCCTCCAGGAGGTCGTCCTGGTCGGGCTTCTCTGTGTCGGGGGACATGTGGTTCCTTTCTCTAGGTCTCATTATGAGCCCTGTTCCCCTCGCGTCAGGCCTCGGAGACCTTCAGCGTGACCGAGTCGCCCCTGCGCAGGTCGACCGCCGGCTTCTCCAGCGCGGCAAAGACCTCCTTGTTCTCGTGGTCCACGTGCAGTACACCGTCCGCGGGAGGGGTGTACTGCTTGGCTGTGATGCCCAGGAGGGAACCCAGGAAGAGATCGACGGCGGTGATGGTGCCGACGACGCCCTCGACATGGCCGAAGCCCCAGGCGGCCGCGAGAGCGGTGTACAGGGTGGCGAGCGCAGGAAGGACGACCTGCGCGACGAACTTCAGACGGTCATACGTCTTGTTTGTCATGATGCTCCTCGGATGGCGGGTGAGATGGTAGTAGGGACAGTTCCTGCACGAGACGCTGCGCGGAACCGTTGCCGCCCAGCGCTCTGTACGGGTCATACAGGTATACGCGAAGATCGTCGTACTCGGCGTGGGTGATCCAGCCGCGCGCGATATACCCTTCGGCGATGGCGACGAGCTGGATATGCGCCAGCCCGACCAGCAGCTGGGACTGCGCGGCGTTCTTCGCGTTCCTCGCCTGGATGAACGCCCACAAGCCCGAGGAGCCAAGCACTGATGTAGCGACAGTGATAGCCAGTTCGAGCGTGTGAGACATCAGTTGGCGTCCCCCGAGATGCAGACGAAAGGACGCAGGCCGGCGGTCGTGTTCCAGATGCGACTGCTCAGACGGTAGTCAGCCCAGCACGTGAAGTAGTTGTACCAGCACTTGTCCCGCAGCCAGAAGATCTGGTGGGGATTCGGGATACCCATGCCCTGTCGGTAGTATGAGAACTGCTTTCCCGTAATATGGCTGGCCGCGTCTCGTCCCGCCTGAACCGGAGCCATGAGTCGGGCGCCGAACATCATGACCTCGTCCGGAATCGTGGAATAGATACCGCCGCGAATGAGTACCTGGTCCGATGTGTACGGGAACGTTGCGCTGCCGGCGTAGGTGTTCGCAAGAACGTCCTTGTGCCCCATGATATACTCGTCGCCGAACAGCGACGCGAACTGCGGCTTGAGCTTCGCTGCCGCATCGTACATCAGGGAGTCGCAGTAGTTCTTCAGGGGGTCTTCTGCCTTAGTGGCAATAGTGGCGGTAAGGCTTCGGTCGGGCATGACCACAATATGGTTCTTGACGCCCTCTTCCGTACCCCTGAAGTAGTTGAAGTCGACGATCATCCAACGGACGTTGTTATACAGCCAGTAGTCCCCGAGCCACAGGTCCTGGAACGATCCGGTCCGGATCGCGTCCTTGTGGTCCTGTCTGAACTCGTTGCCGAGAGATGCTCCGCGAACGATCTGGTTGTGGGTGAACTGGTAGTTCGAGAACACGGAGAAGCGAAAGTCGGAGCAGGATATCCGTTTCGTGGTGCTCTTTCCGGGATTGTCGAGGACGATATAGTCCGACTCCTCGTTGTAGCGGACGATCGGAAGATCGGAGATACGCATGAGTTACACCTTAAGCTCGTAGACGAGTTTTCCTTGAACGGGCGTAGTACGATCTACCAGAACCTGCCCGTTGGACCATACTATGTCCTGGTAGATCCTAAAACCCGCGGTCATCCCCTGGAGCTGGGACTTGATCGCCGCGATCTCATTGATGACCTTCTTGTTGGTGTCACCGTTCATCGTGTTGATCAGGGTGTCTTTCCAGGTGTTGTAGTCGGCCAGTCGCTCGGCCTTCCACTCATCCAGGTCGGTCTTGACCTCGGCGCTGTAGTTCTTCGCCCACTCCTGGAACGAGTCGTCCCAGCGCTTGAACAGTGTATCGCCATCGAGGTGGTCGACGATGCCCGTCACGAACGGACATGTCGATTGACCTCTGTTGTCGCTCACCTGTTTGGGGGCTGTTCCCGCCTTGTACTTGCTGTCCATGAACAAGTAGAAGAGCGGGTAGCGAGACTTGATCTCGTTGTTCGTGCTGGTGACGTCCGGTCTCGTTGCGCCATTCTGGGGCGTCCCGTTAACGATTTCGAGATATGCCGAACGCTGGTCGTCCGAACGGTCCACAGTGAGAACCAGCGCATCCCATCGAGGAAATGTCGGGTGTGCCGGGGAACCGTCGATCTCGATAATAGCGTCGTTGACGACCCACGTGTGGTTGAACCACGCGCGACCGCTGTCCACCTGAATGGTGAGACTGTTCGCGTCCTTCATCCTCGGACGGAAACCATTCAGAGCAGTCGCGTAGATGCCGTCGTGGATAAGACCGTCGAACATTCGCCCGAAGTCTAGTGCCGAGTACTTTCGGTCTCCGTCCTTGGACGGATAGAAACCAGAGGTAAGTGCCATTCTCCCTCCTCAGTGGTGCCAGGCCGAGGACTCGTCCGGCTTGGTAAATGTGGGATAGAACTTGTCGCCCTCGGACTCGGAGGAGGATCGAGTGTACTCGGTGAGGATGGCCTTCTCCGATAGACCGTGTCCGTTCTCGAGCTGAACCAGGTCACCCATGAAGAAGTCCTCGCCATAACGATACATGGTAGTCATGTCCGCTTCGCCGGTATACACGGTCTTCTTGCCGTGCTTGTAAAGCTCGTCGTTGCAGGCGTCCTCGATCTTCTGAAGCACCTGCTCCTTGGTCATCGTCTGCTCGCCAAGCACCGAGTATTTTGACCCGTTCCTGTCGGAACGAACCCCTGTCATCTCGTTGATCTGAATATTCTTGAGATAGCCCTCACGGCGCTCGAGCCCGGAGATACCGATGGTCTTGGAATAGTTGGCCAGCTGCGTCTTGGGCTTCGTGTCGCCGTACTCGTGCGCCTCACCCACGCTCTGGCTACTGACAAGCCCTGAGTAGATAACAGACTTGTAATCGGCAACAGACTCGACATACACCGACTTGGACAAGTTGTCCATCTTGGGCGAGAAAATGACGGGCGACCGCTTCGTCTGTGACCGCGTGCGGTCGAGCCCCTTGTACACATACCCCCACCAGCGGAAGGGGTTCCCGAGTTCCAGATCGATTGCGAATCCGCCGCCGTAGTACCCGAGAATAGTGGTTACGATCTCGTACAAGCTGCCCTCAAGCGTCGACGAGAGATCGATCGAGTACTGACTGAGTCGAAGGTCTGCGCCCGGGCCAGCAGGCTTGCTGTGCTCCTCAGCGACCGTTGTAAAACGGCGCTGAGGAAGCTTCATCTCAGCGCCATCCCGACCGAGGAGCACTTCCGTCGGAAGATCCTTCGGGTTCGCCATCCATCGCAACCAGCCGACGTGGCGAGGAAGTGTTGGCTTTCGGAAGGCGAAGGCGTCAGCGACCAACGACGTGATGATGTTGTCGCCGTAGTCGTTAAACCCTCGGACGTAGTAGAACCAGGGGTCGTCGCTGGAGCGGACTGGCCCCACGATACGGCGATCGAGAATTGACTCCAATGATCGCCCCGTGATCTTGATCTCACTGGCCTTGTTGTACTCCTCTGTCCACTCGAGCTGCTCAATGATCATGAGCTTCTGCGACTCAGGGGTGAACAGATATGTATCGAGGCGGAACTTCTCGTAGTTCTCGTAAGTGCCCGGAACCACTAGCTCGAAGTCGCCGTACTTGTTGTAGCGCTCCGTCCAGATAACCGACTTGTAGTCGTCAATCACGTACGCCAGGTTAAGTCCTTTGTCGAGGACGGCTAGATACACTATACCCCCTGGTAGAGAATATCGCGGGACAGGGACACCCTGGCTCCGCCGCCAACATTGATCGTGTAGTAGAGACGGTTCTCTCCCGGATACAGCATGAGCCAGTCCGAGTCGATATCGAGAAGATGCAGGGCCTTCTCAGACTTGCCGTTTCGAATACGCGTGACTGCCTTGTGGCCCACACGAGTGTTGATGTAAAAGCGATCGCCCGCTTTGGCCGGCTGCGTGGTAGTCGCGTCCGGGTGCCACTTGGTTGTCAGAGTCAGGTGCTGACCGCGAATGTCATCGTAGATCGTGATCGGGGTGGCGTTGTCCTTGAGTATGTCGATCATGATTGTGAAGCCCGCGGGAACATCTCCGCCGTTCTCCAGAATAACGGAGGGGAGACCAACGGTCTTCGAAAATATGAGCGTGGGACTCTCCGAGAGAGGCGTGTCCTCCCAGTCGAACTCGAACGCCGCGTGCTCCTGCACGAAGGGCAGATAGTTCTGAGTGTCGTCAGCGCCGTCCGACCAGTAGCCGTCGGGACATATGAGGACGACCTTTATGGCCTCCTCCTTGGAGAATATGTCCGGCTCGCTGGACTCGACGTACCCGAGTGTCTTGACGACCCGAGTGTCCGTCCGCACGATAATCGTTACCGGCTGCTTGATCGGCAGAAGGTTGTAGATCCGGTGCCGTGCACGCTCGACCGTAGGAAGCTCGAGCGGCAGCAGGGTGAGCGTGATAGTTCGCATACCCACCCTGCTGCCGTTGAACATCGCCGAGTCGGTCAGAGACAGCGCTGTGGTGTTGATCGTAGCCTTCGCCGGACCGAGGCCGTCGATGGACTTGACCAGGATGCCGGTGTCCTCCGGCTTGTCAATCTCCAGCAGCAGGCCCTCTCGGTCTGCGGGAATAAGCTCGATGGATCGAATCACAGCTTGAATATCTCCTCTCGAAGACCGACCAGCTGACTCCGCGTCTGACGGTAGATCTCCGCCTCGGACAGTGCCCTTGGCGAGGTGTTGTACTGGTTGAAGATAACGTCGCCCTTCGGACGATCGCTGTCATTTTGACGCTGCGGCTCGGGAGCCGTAACGCTGTACGCAGAGCGAAGCGCCTCGGCCCTGGCAGCCTCCGCCGTAAGGTTCGGAGAAGCCCCGAGACCGTTGATCGCCTCTTTGGCCTTGTCGACCTCGGACAGGTCCACTACGGGCTTGATGACCGGCGCGTCCTGACCGCCGAACAGGTCGACGTTCTCCGGATCGATATCCAGGTTCTTCTCGAACTCCTCGGAGACGGCCCGTGCTGAATTCTGTGCGGCAGCGATCGTTTCCGAGGCGTTGTCGGAGATACCCTTGGCGAAACCCAGCATCGTCCACTTTCCGAGCTCGGCGAACCGCCTCGATGGCGAGTGAATACCCAGGTATGACTTAAGGCGACTGATGCCGCCTCGTGCACCGGAGATGAGCGCGTCGCCGATCTTGTGAACGTTGTCCTTGACGCCTTGCTTGATACCGTTGACGATATCCCGGCCGAGTCGAGTCAGGGTATCCCAGATACGACTCCCGAAGGAGGAGGCGTACGACTTGAACCCCGTGACGAGCGCGTCGACAATGTTGCCGCAGGCGTCGCCAACCGTGCTGGCGTTGTTGCGAATGGCATCCGCAAGACCGTTCAGGAAGTTGATCGCGATGTCGAACGCCGTCTGAATGATGACGGGAAGCTGCTCGCTGAACGCGGTGGCAAGCGTCGAGATGGTCGATATCGCCTGCTGCACAACATCAGGAGCGTGATCCTCGATGCCCTGAAGCCACGCGATAATGAGCTCGGCGCCCTTCTCGGCGAACTCGGGCATCTTGTCGATCAGCACCTGAATAAGCGCGATAAGCAGGTCGAATGCGGCCTGAATTATCTGCGGCGTCATCGTTACGATGACCGTGAGAAGCGTCCCGATAAGCTGGATACACATCTCACCGAACGCGGGCAGCGAGTCGGTGATAGCGCCGAATATGCCGATCAGGAGCGCCCCGAGGCCGTCTCGGATCGCCTGCATGTTCTCGCCGAGAACCGCCAGGAAGTTGACGAGGAGACCGGCGAGATTCGTGCCGAGAATCGGCAGAAGCTCAATCATCTTCGCCAATATGGCTACGCCCGCGGCACCGTTCACCGTAAGCAGGGTGAGACCGGTTGCGAACAACCAGACGCCCGCGCCGGCCAGAGCGAAGCCCGCACCAAGACCGATGAGAACCAGCGCAAGTGCGCCCAGCCCAACCGCCGCGCCAACGGCCAGATAACCCGCGGCAATAATGATGCCGAGAGCACCTGCCAGGATAAGGAGGCCAGTAGCGGCCTTCCTGAGCGGAATCTGGCTGAGGATAACCAGCGCCGGAACAAGCAGGGATATAGCAGCCGCCAGGGCCGCCAGGGCTATTGCCCCGCCGATGCTACCCGAAGCCAGATAGCTCGCAGCGACGATAATCGCCAGCGCCCCGGTCATCTCGCCGAGGCCGATCAGATACTGCTGCCACGGCATCGCTGCGAACGTCGCAATGATCACCGCGACCTTACCCACGGCCATGGCCACGACAAGAAGCCCTAGCGCTCCTACCGTGGAGAGCGGGATGTTGTCCAGCAGGATAGCGACCCCCATGAGAATCGCCAGCGCCCCGGTCATCTCGCCGAGCCCCACGAGATACGTCTTCCAGTCCATCTCACCGAACTCTTTGATGACTGAGGCGACGTTCTTGAGGGCGTATGACAGGATGAGGAACTGGATCGCGTTCCCGATAGCGTTCTTCCGCGGAGTAGGCACGCGGTTGAATATCATCAGAATCGCGATCATGATCGTGAGCGCCGCCATGCCTTGCAGCAGCTGAGCGAGAGACATCTCGCCGAGCTTGGCGACGCTGTTGACCATGAGGCGTACTCCGGCGCCCAGCAATATAGCACTCACGCCGAGCGCCATGAGCGAGCCCTTGTTCTTGCCGACATTCTTGGACGTCACGATGAGCATCCCGAATATAGCAGCGAGCGCGGCCGTTCCGGCGAGGATCTCGGGCCACTCCATACCGGCGACGACGCGCAGCGCCCCCGCCGCAGTCGCGACAGCGATGCAGATCGCCACCATGGCAAGCGCCCCGACGAGCATGCTCGCGTTGTCCTTGAGCGAGTTGCCGATCGACTCCGCGGACGCCGTAAGGCCGGCGAATACCGCGATAATGGCCACGGATACGCCGAGGAGCTTGTCCGCCGGGATCTGGGCGAGCACCCACATCGCGGCCGCAAGCACCAATATAGCACCGGCGTACATCAGGATCTGCTTGGCCGTCTCGGTCTTCGCCTCCGCCTCCAGCTTCTTGGAGAAGGAGGTGAATACGCCGCTGAACTGGTCGATGGCGTTTTTGACCGAGCCGATAAGATCCTTGATCGAGATGAACGTCCCGGAAATGGCACGACCAGCGGTGACGAAGCGAAGCAGGCCGCTGATAACGCCGCCGATGGCGAGCGTCATAGCGGCGACCTGGTGGTGCCCCGTGAACCACGTGATCGAGTTCTTGATGAACTCGCCCAGACCCTTCAGAGCCGATCCCGCGAAGCGAGCCGCTTGGTCCGCGAGGAAACCGAGCGCCTTGCCGACAGCGGTGACGCCCTTCCCGATAAGCCCGGGAAGTCCGCCCCAGCGGTCCTTGAAGTTGTCCCAGCCGTTCGCAATATGCTCGCCGATGCTCATGTTGCCCCAGAACTCTTTCAGCGCCTTTCCGGCGTTCCAGAGGTGGGTCCCGAAGCTCGACAGAGCAGCGCCGGCACTTGCCAGCATTGCCGTGAATGACGAGGTGTCAATCGACTTGAGAGACGAGGCGGCAAGCGTGATTTGGCCGCGGAAGGTGCTGGTGTCCACATCCGGCAGCGACAGTTTCGAGTCGTCGCCGGTGAGGGAGTCCATGAGGCCGTTCGTGAAGGCGTCCTTCATGTCCCGGAAGGCCTGCTTGGTCTTCTCGATCCACTCGATGACCGTAGGCATCTTCTCGGTGATGTTCGCCTCGGTCTTGTCGCCGAACTCCTCGATCTTGTGGTTGGTACCGTCGATCCAGCTGGCAAGTTCCAGAATATAGGGCGAGAGCTTATGGGCCAGCTTGTTTCCGGCCTCCCAAGCCTTGCGCCCCATGGCGGAGACCACCTGAGCGAAGGTGATGACTGGCTGAGCGGCCTCCTCGACCTTGTCTCCCAGATCGACAACGTCGCCTGTAAGCACGTTGACCGCGCCGCCGGCCTCGTCCGTCTTCTTGAACGGATCGACGATCGCGTGGTAGATGCGGTCGAAGGTGTCCTTGATCGTCTCCCACAGGTGCTCGACGCTTCGCTTGAGCACACCCATGGGGTAGACGAGTCCGACGTAGAGACCCTCCTTGAACTTACCAGCGATGCTGGCCGCAGCCGCCAGGTACTTGTGCATCACCTGAAGCGCAGCGGTGACCTTTTCGGCGCCCTTCGCACCGAGGTCGAGCGTCTGGTACCACTCCCGGAAACGGAGAAGCTGGTACGCGATATAACTCGTGACGTTGAGCAGCACGAAGCCCAACCACTGTATAGCCTTGCCCGCGACTCCTGCCGCAACGCCGAGAAGCGGTCCTATCGCCTCCGCGATGTCCTTGACGATATCAATGCCGAGACCGAACAGCCCGAAGATGCCCTGGAACGTCCGGCGCAGATCGACGAAACGCGGGTAGCCCATGATGAGGTACGCCGTGAAATCGCCGAAGGCTTTTGTGATACGGGCCAATCCCTCGGCAGACGGTCCGGAGAATGTCGCGTCCCAGGCCTCCTTGATCGCCCGAAGAGGCATCATGATCGCGTCGAAGAGGTTCTTGAGGCCGCGAAGGACGTCCTCGCGACCGCCAAGATCGACCCATGCCTGGAGAAGCTCATTCCGAGCCTTCGACGCGTTGCTGAGAACCCCGGTGAGGTAGTTCCCGATCCCCGACCAAAGCTCCTTGGCCTGCTCGAAGTCGCCGAAGATAATGCGCCATGTCTGCGCCCAACCAGAACCGAGCTCCTCCTTAAGCGTGTCGATGAGCTGGGAAAAGGTCTTGATCTTGGTCGCCGCGTCGTTCGCCGTCTCGGCGAACTTCATGATCTCGTCGGTCTGCTCCTCCGTGTAGCCCATCTCGATGATCTGCTCACGAGAGAGATCACCGGTCATGAGCGTCAGCGTCTCGAGCATGACCTCAGAAGTCAGCCAACCCTCTTGCAGCGAGTCACGGAAGGAACCCTGCTTCTCGATAGCCGCGTCGACAGCCTGTCCGTGGACTCGTGCGGTGCGCTTAAGGGCTTCCTGCATCTGCTCGCCGCCCATACCGGCATTGACGACTGAGTTCCAGTCCATCAATTTGACGGTTCCGGTCGCAATCGCCTGCGAGAGCTGATACATGGCTGTTGACGCCTGCTGAGACGTCGATCCCGAGGCCGCAGCGAGGTTGGAGATACCCTTAATGGCGCTGACAGAGTCCTTCAGACCAACACCGGCGGCCGTGAATGTGCCGATGTTGCGCGTCATCTCGCCGAAGTTGTAGATCGTCTGGTCGGCGTAGACGTTGAGCTCGTCCAGAGCAGCGTTGACGGTGTTGATGTCCTCGCCCTTGGACGCGGTGTTCGCCAGGATGGTCTGGACAGAGTTGAGCTGGAGCTCGTACTCCTCGAAGCCTGCCTTGGCGGCGTCGATGGTGAGGGCTTTGACGAGCTCGCCGCCGACACTAACGGCCTTGGCTGCGATGCCGCCCAACGACGCGACGCCCGCGACCTCCATCAGGCCCATGTTGGAGATAACATTGGCCGCACCGGAGACAACATCGCCGAAAGTCAACCGACGAGCGGCTTCCGCAACGTTGTCGATGCCCTGCGTAGCGCCCTCGAGGCGAAGCGAGGAATCAAGGGACTGAATACCAGCCTTGGACTCTCGAACGCCGTCCATGAACTGGGCGTTATTGAACTTGAGACTTACGACTCGCTCGTCAATGGTAGCCATTAGCCCCTCAGCATTCTAGATATGCGGCTCTCGATCTCGTCGAACACCGGCCGCATAGCCGGATTAATATAGTCCCTGCCGTGAACGTATCCCCCCGTGCCGGTACCGTGCCCGTACTGAAGAATTATAGCGATCGGAACGCCGTTCACAACATTGGAGTTCGTCCACGTGAGCGTGACCCCCTTGGACGAGGTCTTCGCCTCGAATCCCCAGGACGCCGCCGTCTTGCCTGTGCGAACGGGGGTGGCGGCCGACAGCGCCTCGATGCCCTTCTCGCCACACGAGCGAAGAACATCGGCGACGCTGCCGGCCTCCATCTTGTCCATCCAGCGTTTGGTAGCGCGGTAGTCGCCCTGCCAAGACAAGGACATGGAGGGCATGTCAGGTCTTCCGCGGAGCCGTACAAGCGGTCATGAACACGCCACCCTCCGCCTGCGAGAACACACGCACACTAGAGTCAACGGCACGAATCGTCGTGTAGCCGCAAATATTCCAGTTGTTGTCGAACAACGGCGCGTACGCATTCTCGTAGACGGTAATGTTCTGCGGGAGCTTGCCGAACCAGTTCCAACCGCGCTCGACCTGAATCTCTCCGCCATTCGTACCGCCGATAACAGTCACTTCGGTGAGGCTGAATACGGCCCAGAGGCGCCTGTTACCTGTATCACGCGGACCTGTGACGTATGCAGGAGCGAAGTTTGGCGAGGAGAACCACTTGAGCTTGGTCTCGTTCGGAGTATCCTCGAGTTCCAGTTTATAGTAACCCGGGTAACCCGATGGTTCTGTAGACAGCGTGACCGGTTTGCTCGGGCCCTTGTCTCCGGGAGGACCCTTATCCCCAGGTGCGCCCTTGTCTCCGGGAGGACCCTGTTTGCCTGGGTCGCCAGGTTTCCCCTTATCCCCAGGTGCGCCCTTGTCTCCGGGAGGACCCTGTTTGCCTGGGTCGCCAGGTTTCCCCTTATCCCCAGGTGCGCCCTTGTCTCCGGGAGGACCCTTATCGCCAGGTGCGCCCTTGTCTCCGGGAGGACCCTGTTTGCCTGGGTCGCCAGGTG